TAAATACAACATGCATAAAATTAAATAGGTCAGGGAAGTTTAATAAATGTTTCAGAAACATTGCTTTACAAGTATTCTAAATAGGTCAGAAATATTAGTTTGGAATATGTGTTGACACTGTGTACGAGTTAAGTTACAATGTATTTGTGGATGCAACCTATGCAAAAACATTAGTGACAACGACAATTAACAACCACAAGTATCCCTACCTGGTTCAGTAGGGCAAAAGAAGAGAGGTGCCTTGTGGGGGCACCTCTTTTTTCTATGCTTATTTTTCTTTAGCCTGCTTCAAAACCTCTTCTAGCTGTTTCTTCATTTCCGCTACTTCCTGTAGCTGCTTCTCTAACTCTTTTGCTTGCCCTTTCATTTGTCGAGCTGTTGAAATAGTCGAACGCTCAAAAGAGGTAGGGACGAATAGTAACGCCCCTGAGTTTGGACAACGTTGCTCCATTGGCATATTGTTTCCCCTCCTTAGATTGCTTCAGTAGTCATCCCAGTAAACTGTCTTACCCTCGGACGTAAGAATCGGTTATCTCCTTCAAGTACTAACTTGTACTTAATAGAAATCTCGACCGCTGATTGCGCTACTCTCTCCACATAAGTGTAACGAGTGAACTCCGCTGATCGTTGAGCAGTAGATGGTGTAGACTTACATTCCTTCCATGTTGCCCCTTGGTCTAACGAGTAGTAAGGTTTAACACGAGTACCTGAAGGTGCAGCAGAGTCGTAAGCGATTGTAACCGTGTTGAATGGAGATACCCTTTGGTCAACCGTCTTAGATACGTACTCTCCTTTTGTAGCACTTACGAAGTTTACGAATAGTAAATCATCTAATGCCAACATTGGTGAGATGTATCGGTTCGACTTGAACGTAGCTCGTAACTTAGCTAGACCTACCACGAATGGGGTTTGAATCCCTGCATAGTTGATTAGCGGCAACCACGGTACACTGTCGATTGAGATAGTGTTGACATCCGAAGCATTTACGATCTTAACTTCCCAGTTACAACCTGTGTTCTCAGGTGTTAAGAATGAAGCCATTAACAGGATACCGTTTGAATCAATGTTCTTCATTGTATCGAACTCAATGATACCTTCTTCAGCGAACTCAGCAGTGTAGATATTGAACTTCATATCTGTCTCCTGGTGTACTGTCCAAGATACTGCGTTCGAAGAACTGAATAGAACACCGTTTACGTACGGTTGAGAAACTACAGTTTGCCCGTTGCTTCCGAGTGTTTTCTGTCCTAATGTCGCACACCACATTGTATAGTCCGCACTATCTGTGATAAATACGATACAGTAACCTTCACCTGGTTTAACCATTAGTGGGTCATCTAATGCGATACGAGTTTCTAGTGAAGCATCTTCAGAAACTTTAATCTTATCAGGAGTTAAGATACGTTCAGCGTATACTGTACGGTTAGGTAAACCACCGTCTGATAATCCACGAACCTGCATAACGATGTTATCTGTTGTAGACTTAGAACCGAAGTAAACTCCTACAGACGAAATTACTCGTGCTTGTTGGAAAGCAAATGACTGTGCAAGAGGGTCATACAGGTTGAACGTTACACGAGTCTTCGTAATTGTATCTGTTGTAATCTTCGCTGTACCTTGCGCTGAGAACGTAGAAGTTGCTAAGTTATCAGCATTCTGTAACGTTACTTCTCGGACACCTGTACGAATACCCGCAGGGATCATGAACTTACCTGAAGCTTCCCCTAATGCGTTAGAACGAATCGTACCTGTTTGAGAACCCGCTACTGTAGGTGCTACAGGAGTTACTGGTACTCGGACACCATCGAATGTCATGAATAAGTTATCAGTGTTTTTCATTAAGTTCGTTGCAGAGAATGATACTTCGATTTGACGCATGTACTCGATAACTTCATTACGAGTTGTTTGTGCAGAAGACCAAAACGATCCTTCTTGCTTCTCTCTCCAACCGATAGATGATTCATTCCATTGGATTCCGCCTTCAAGCTGCGTCTTGTCGATTAACTCCTTGTTCCAGTCACTAACGACTCCGCCTGGGTCACCCTCGCCTTGGTGCATCCACCAACGGTTAAGGTTCGTAGTGACATGATCTTCTTCGTAAAGAGTTACACGTTGTTCGTCAATCCAGTTATCTCTCTCAGGAGAAAGTTTTAGAACACCTTGCTTGTTGTACACCTGGTAAGGGTTAACGTTCCAAGCCGATGTTGCTAACGGTTGACTGATTTCTTTAATCTCTTTGAACGGTGCAGTTACTAATCGACCCCATGAATGCGATACTGAATCGTTCTCCATGAACTTAGGTCGTACCTTTTGGTCATCGGGAGTTTTCGTAGGGATCGTAATTGTAGCATCGTCTAGTGAGAACGCTACAGAAGATAACCCTGTATCTAATTTACTGAAGTCTGTAAATGCGTCTGCGAATACTCCACGTAGCGTTAACGGGTCTTCCGTTTTCGTAGCTTGTTTCTCAAGAAGAATCATAGCCTGGTTGTACTCTACGTTCTCAAGACGAGACTTCATTCTTTGTAGGTCTTCCATACGGAGACGAACAACCGCAGTATTTTTAGCTGCTGCAAAGTCAGAGTAAGGGAATACGTGAACGTTACCAATCTTTAATGAAAGCGGGTCACGGTTCTCAGGCTGCTTTGTCATCCCTTCACGATCAGCCTGCCCTTCGATAACTGCGAAGTTACCTGAAGCATCTAATGTGACAATATCTTCTCGTGATAAGTAGTAATCGTAATCGACACGAACTACTCCGCCCTCTTTTGGTTTAGCTCCCGACATACCACTGAAATCTACTTCAGTTTTCGTACCTGGAATCTTTTCACCTAATGGAGTGCTAGTAACTTTGTAATCCGTTCCTACTTTCATTACACGGTCATATTCAAAAGTTAGCTTATATGTTTGACCTGACGGTGGTTCGACAGGGTTTCCTGCGATACCTGTATTCCAGTCTATGTACTGAATACCACTATCCTGAACTACTCTATAGTCTTTGTCTCTTACGTACACTGTTGTGTTGAATGATACGACCATTGTAGTAGGGTCTATATTCGTGTACTGCGCAGGAATTTCATCTCGACCGTCTGCAACACCTTTGGAGATTTGCACGCCACCTGCGGGGCTTAGAGTGCGTCCTACAACGTTTGTAACTGCTTTAACGAATGAACTACCTACATTAACTTTCGCTTTTGCAGTGTTGTATGTGCTTGTCTCCTGTACAATTGAACGGAAAGTGTTCGATTTATTGATTGCGATACGAGTAGATGTAGGCTTACTGATACGATAGCCCATTACGTAAGCTAAACCTTTATCGATAATTACATCGATTGTTTCTGCATTCTGACCCTTCTCAGTCCACATTTCGAATCCTTCTACCTGGTAGTTACCTGATTCTTCTACAGTACGCTGTGCTAATACTGTATTGATAAGTGAGAACTCAGGACGGTCAGGTTCGATGAATAACTTACCATCTTCAAAGCGGTATACAGAAGCTGTAGTGTCATCATTATACGTAATGATTACTTCTTCTTGCAAACGGTCTGCGCCAGGCGATAAGTAGCTAGGTGCATTTTGTGTCTGATCTAAAAGCTTAGGGTCTTCGTTATACGTGATAATAGTCTGTACAACTTTTACACCGATGATTTCTGTACCTTTATTTGCAAAAGGAATTGTTTGTTTCTTGATTGGTCTTACTTTACCTGCTAGGTAGATTAAGCCTTCCTCAATTGTAATCTTTGTAGGAGCATCTTTGTTGTCAAAGCTGAACGCCATACCTGTTTGAATTGCACCATCTGCGAAGATACTGTCTCCTAATCGTCTTAGGTTGTACTCTGCAATGGACTGTAACTCGTTCAGTTCTGCTTGTTGTAGCGGTCTGTCCGAATGGAAAAGCGCTTTAGAACGACCACTCTTAGGGTCGAATCTATCATAAAAAGGTTTTACACTTAAATCGATGTTATCTGCCAAAGTTGTTCACTCCTTCTATTGGAACTCAATCATAAATTGTTCGTCCATTTTTAAATCTATTGTGCGTCCTTGCTTGTCCCTGGAATCGGAAATAAGTTTCGTTCCTGGGCTTGTAACCTCGGATGGGTACAATGTATCTTTCTTAGCCCCTTTAGGAACCAGGTTAAAATACAGTTCTACCTTTGAGTAAGCTTGGTTCAGGAAGTCTTTACCTTCCACTGCTACATTTATGTATAACCACTTTGCTCCTTCAGCTACTGCATTATCTCTAGGAACAAGTACGTACGGTTTATTTCCGTACATTACGACTGGGAACGGAGGGTTTTTGATGTCCTCTGTATCCTTTAGTGGTCTTGCTAACATTACCTTGTGAACCCTCTTATAACCAATTATAGCAGATTCTCCGATTGACACGTATGTGCTGTCCCTATTTGCTTGCATTTCTAATGCTTTTGTTACAGGATCAGTCGGAGTATCCACTTTAAATGTAGTTACAGCAGGGTTGTATGCCTTCGGTTGTCTTGTTAAATGAACTGTTACACCTGCGGGCTTAAACTTTTTAACTACGTCTATAACTGCATACGGGAAGTTATTAGCGAAGAAGATATCGATTACCGCAGTTGTGTAATACTCACCCAGGATATTGTCCTTACCATTCAGCTTAGATTGGTTCAAGAAGAAAATGTTATTGAATGGCTCATAGATGTTTACGTATGTGTTCGGGTCTCCTAAGAAAGCCAGGATCGCTTTTTTAATAGCAGGAATTGTACCTCGGTCTAATAAGATGTACTGAATGATACGTGCTCTGTAGGCTGTATCGTTTTCATTGTCCTGTCGTACAACCCCGAATATATCTCCGTATTCGTCTAGCCATTTTCCTGTTGCAGTCTCTAACGATTCATCTAGCCTACTTGAGATAGCATCTGCTTCTGTAAGTCTAAGTTCATCATCGATAGAAGCAAGGATGGCAGCATTCGCTTCTGTCTTATCTACTAAACGAGTCTTCCATCCTGGGTGTAAATGTTTTAAGAATGACATTCTGTGTACCTCCTACTCTAGAGTTACTTTAATTGTTCCTGCTCGGATAATCTCATTCCCTGCAACAATGATGTTTCCTGTTGGTTTGACAAATGTGATATCGTAGATAAGTTGCTTGTCGAGACTTTTAATAACACTAGTCAGATCAGAAAGGATTAAACTTTGTGAAGTCTGCATGTTGTTTAAGTATCGTGAAACCTCTCCTACGACTTTATCCTGGAACGCTTTTGTAATTGCAGATTTGTTTGTTAATATTAGTTTAACATCAACATCTACTGTTCTACGTGCTACGGGCTTAACGCTAACAGGAATACCTGCGGGTCTGAAATTTTCCAATGTTGCGATAATTTTAGCCAAAACATCTTCAGGTAAGTCTCCGTTTCGGTCATGAGCGTACACGTTGATAAGACCTGTCTGTTCGTCAATCCATACACCCGCTACTTCGTCTACTGAACGAGTACCATATTCGATAGCAGGGACTGTACCTTTACTTAAAGATTCAATGTATGAACGGAAACGAGACTTCATTTCATCTAGCGGCTCTTCATTCTGTCCAGTTTGGAATGCCTGAGCATTGTTCACTGTCTTAATGTTTGCTAGAGGAGTCATCATGATATCGATTATGTTTGCAGGGATGTTACCAATCTCCCCAGGGATCGTGCAGTACACTTGTACTTCAGCAGTTACTGTCCCTTGTGGGATGTAGTAGTCCACTAATGTTTCGTATGTATTCGAGTAATCAGATAAACTAGATGTGAAGCGTGTACCTCTCGGTAGAGATACCGTTTGCTGCAACGCATTGTGGAAAACAACCTGCACCTTACCGTAGGCTTTACGTGGTGGCTTTCTATTAAATCCGAATGAAGCATATACCCCTGCTGCAATAGCTTCCTGAATGTTCTCTTCTGTTAACACATAGAACTGTTCTAGCTCTGTAGCAATCGCTTCGTATATCGCTCTCATGGCACTACCGATTGAGAAGTCGTTGATCTTTCTTGTGTTCGTAATCGTATGGTCTACTAGTCTTGAGTAGATTTCTGTCATTTGTTTATATCTCAATTTGTAAACCTCCTATCTCATGTTGTTTTCGTTAAAGTTGTCATCCAGTAGCAATCGACCTGATTCCCCTGCACGCACTGCTAAGATAAAGGCTTCGTCTAGTGCAATCGAGAAGATTTTGAATGCTGCTGTAAACGTGTTACCGCTAATCGAGTGCCCGAGCTTTTCAATGTTTCGAACCCTACCATCTGTTCTCATCGCTCTCTCAATCTCTACAGCTAATAGTGAAGCATTCTCTTCCGTGTTCTTCTTACCGATATACTCATGGACTCTAGAACCATATCGAGGGTGCCCCAGGTAACTTCCCAGTGGAGTGATTAGTCGAATGTATAAAGATTGCTTTAAGTTCTCAATACCTCTAATCGTTCTAACATCACCCTTACCATCATCTTTCAGTTCTAGTATTTCAGCGTCCCACCCAGGACTACCGAACTGCTTTGGTAACGGTAGAATGTCTAGGTCTTTACCTAGTGATAGTGCGTAGATTTCTTCCTGGTCAAACTCATTTGTTCTTTTTAACGTAGAGATTAGTTCCGCTTCTGTGTCCTCTGATACTCGAATCATTAACGTGTCCCCGATTGTTAGTAGATGGTCAGGGTTTACCATTTTCTCTTCTACCGTGTCTACAATATAAGGGTAGCGCAGGTTATTGAATCTAGCTAACTCTACCCATCGTGACATATCCCCAAACTCTTGTTGAGCGATCGCCTGCATTGTGTCCCCATAAGATACAATTTTCTTTCTGAATTTAACCATTATCTCACCGTCCAGTTGTTGCTCATGATAACGTCAACTTGATTTTCTAAGTACCCAAATGAGATATGCATGTTTCGGAGAGTTTCGATCATGCTGCGGTATTTCTTTTCTGTACCGAAGTAGTCTGCAAGGTAGTTAATGTTTTCCTTGATTCGTAGGAAATCCTTTGCAGCTATGTACTGTAAGTTCGTACTAGCAGCTTCGATGCTGTATAGCAAAGCGAATGATTCTAAAACTACCGATGTCATTAGTGCATAGATTCTCGGGTTGTAGGAAGCTAGGTCACTTTTCATAACCTTGGCTACGATTGTGTTTGGGTCTAGCTCCACATTGATTAGTTCGATCTTATCCGTTTTAATATCCTCTAGTACTAACCGTGCAACGGATGATAGACTATACACGGGCTTGTACAACGTAGAAACGAACTCCTTTGAGTCGTCTAGTACGTTGAATGGAATCGTACCATCACTTAGCACAGGCACACTAGAAACGAATTTAACGAGGTCTAACGGTTTCTTAATTGCCATTCTTAATACCACCTTCCGTAGTACCCGATGTTAAACCCTAATCCTGACATCCCATATTGGTATGATAACGGTGAAGGGCTCTGTGGGTTAACAGGGTTCTTTCCTGTTCCTGGGATGTAAATACCGTTGTCATCTTTATTATATATCCCATCGTTACCTGAGCTTGGATCGTAGCCCCCGTTCCCTTTTCCACCTGAACCTGAATTGGAACCTCCGCCAGGTAAAATTGGTGTAGGCATTCCGATAGACCCGCCTAGTGGTGGTAGAATTGGGCTTGGAATCCAAATACTTCCGCCAGGAGGAGTTACGTTTGGCATACCTCCACCGCTGCTTCCTCCGCCTGGATTAACCGTAGGATATCTATTACCGATTTCAGGTTGCACCACGTCATCATCCGCAGGATCAGTAGATTTACGAAGTACCACGAATTTAATTTCGTATCGATACATTAAAGGAGCGTTAACATCTTGTGTGTAGGTAACACCTTCGGGAGATAAATGGACTACAAAGCTCTCATCATTTGTGAAGTTGTGGAAGTAAAAGTCTTCAGCAGCAGTTCTACCATTACCGCCTGTCTCTGCATAGTCTTCTAAGAAAGCTTTCATTTCTTTTATTTTAGTAATCCCTCGGTCTGAAGCTCTACCTGTAGGGTTGAAACCTGTTGTACCGCTAATCGTATAAGTTGGGATATCACTTTGGAAGTCCTCAACGATGATACGACTCTTTGTTTTTAGTACAGTTGTACGGTGTGGACGTACATATGTCATGTTCTCAGGGTTTAAGGCAAAGCGGAAAAATTTATTACCTACCTGGAATGCAATCTTCTTTAGGACGTTTCTTCCATCCGACATAGACATGTTGAATCACCTCTCTTATAATATAAGAAAAGACGGGATAATTTCCCGTCTTAAAGCACTCTAGTTAGTGGATATTTATGTAATAGTTCTTCAGGAGTGAGATCGTAGAGATTATCTACGTCTTTTCTTTTGACTCCTGCTAGATAAAACGACCTGTCCACGACTTCAGAGCAAGTAAGTTTACTTTGATTGTTGAATAATGTTCGTTTGATTCGGAATACTATACGGAACAACATTTCAAATATCTGTGCGTAGTCATAGTCCGTACCTTCCATACTTAATGCAATCTCTACAATCTTTTCTCTTTCTACTTGCGTCAGGTTCTCTAAGCGATATATGTGTGTGATATTTTTGTCATACTCTATAGGTACGACCCTAGTTTTAATGAATCTATTCGCTTCGATTATTGTATTAGCGTCAATCGCTAAAGCAACATGGCTATAGGGTGAACTAGTAAAATAACTAATCACCCTGCCAATGAAGCCAGTAGGTCTATAGAATATGACATCTGCCGCTTGTATTTCAGTTGTCATATCTTAGTCACCTTTCCTATTCTGTAGGTTTTTCCACAGGTGGTTCTGTTAACTGCGCCTGTAATCGTGCGTTTTCTTCTTCTAACTGAGCAATGTAAGCCTTCATTTGCAGGTTCGAAGTAGTTAAATTGAAAATAGCTTCTTGCTGTGCGTCAAAAACATGTTTCGGATTAATCTGTTTACCTTGCTGTTGCATCTGTTCCATTATAGTTCCTCCTATAAGGTCTGTTTGTTAAACCCAGTTAGTGTTAAATACTTCTTTATCTGTCGTAGCATTCAGAATTTTTGTACAATATTCGTTATATTTCATAAGTTGCGCTAGTTTGTGATCGAACGCTTCTTTCTGCACTGTTAGCCAAGCTTCTCTAGTGTGCTCGACATATCCTGCGTTTTCTGTTCTCCAAGCCACTTTATCGATGTCAGGATCGTCACGAAGTCTGTCTTTCTGTCCTAAGAAGTTAATTTGGTCATCGTCATTTAAACGGTATTTATTTCCGTTAGTTGAAATGAACCCTTTTGTAATAGCGTTAACACAAGACTCATCCATTACCTGGATTTTAAGTTTCTTATGGTGACTTAAGATGAACGAAGGCGTTACTTCCCAAAATGATAACTGGTATCTCTCTGCTAACACCTGTGATAGTTTATTCTTGTGATCCTGAATCATCGCATCGAAGCCTTGAGCTACTAAAATTTCTTCGTAAATTGATTGAAATAACATTGTCATTACTCCTCTTTTATATGGTTTAGTATTACTTCTTTGATAGCTTCTAATTTTTCGTTAAGCTGCTGAATAGCTTTCCAAGACAGAGAGTTCATTGTATAACCATTAACCCCTTTACCCCCAAGTTCTTGTACTAACTCAGGAGCGTCCTCAGCTATTAAACCTACTTTCCTACCTAGCTCAGGGTTAGCTTTCATTATGTAAGAACAGATTTCAGAGTCTAAAATCATCTGTAACGCATCCTCTTCTAGAAGTTGAATCTCAGTTTTCATAGACCTAGACGAGGTGTTTACATAGTTAATTGTCTTTACCGTAGTAGCATCTAACGTGTCTAATGCTATACTACCCCAACCTGTATCGTTCCAGTTACGTAATTCGAAACGGTTCTGATTAGATTGCCATTTAAAGATACCGCCCCCGAAGTTAGCAACGTTGTTTATACCATCAGAATAGAACTCAACGATAAATTTATCGTCTTTTTCGAATCGGTGGGTTCCTCCGTAAGCCTTATAAGTGCTGTTACCTCCATTTTTACCTATAGGCAAAACTATCTTAGTACGGTTTTGTGAGTCTATGACACCCCAAGTCTCTCCACCTTGCGCTCCTGATTGCCCTTTGATATTCCCGTAAGTATCCATAAAAATACCGTTGGTGTTGTAAGTGTATACGTCTCCCCCATATCGGATATTAGCTGTATTTGTAAACTGGTAGAAAAGGTTTTGGTTGTTCATTCTGAACGCATAGTCTAGAACACCCAAAGTACTATAGTCATCTATGTTTGTAGAACCTGCTGTCTTCCCTGTTCTTAGGAAGTTTAATCCTTGGTACTGCGTGTTTACTGGGCTACTAAAATAGATAGTATTAACTCCCATAAAATCAGAGTTGTTAGCTTGTATTGCAAATTTCCCTTGTGAAAACCACTGGTTAGCCTTTAAGTTAAGTATACCATCTACATCTAAGTTACCTGCTATTTCGAGACCATAACCTGCGTTCTTCGGTTTAGAGGGGAATTTGTTAATACCTAGCGTCCCCAAGACTGTATCAATGAAGAAGATTGGCGTACCGACTGCTACAGTTCTCGTTAGTGTTACAGTAGAACCTACTTTATCAGTTACAGTAATTAGTATCTCCCACGCAAGCGTGTTAGCTAAAGTAACTTTAGCATCTGTTGCAGTGAAGTTAGGGTTTCCTGTAATCGTAAAGTTAGTTCCTGGTGTGTTATATGTACCACCTACCTGCCTTTGTTGGAATTTAGCTACTGTTAATGAATTCTTATTCGCACCACTAATAGTTAATGGAGATATTGAGCCGCTTAGTTTAACCGTAGTTGAATCTTCAAAGTTATTTAGGCGATCAGCACTCGCAGAAATATTAGGTGGCGAATAAGGCAACATTAATATAACAGAAGATGCAGATGTTTTATTCCCTCGGCTGTCTACTGCGGTAACTGTTGCAGTCGCATTTGATGCTGCGTTTACTTCGTTAAAGTTAACTGTAAGGTCTGTCGTAGCATAGTTAACTGATTGTGTAACCCCGTTGACTGTTACATCGTAACGTGACATTGTAGCTCCGTTGTTAGCAGTTGCTTTATTTGCCGCAGGTATTTTAATCTGTAACTTAGACTTACCTTGTACAATATACTGGGCATTACCTGTAAGTGCAGTGGTTGTACCGTTTGTATCTAGGTATGTAAACCCACCTGCATAAGTCGGGTCACTATTTTTTACATTCATCGTAAATGTAGTAACGTTACTTACAGGTGCCCCATCCTCTGCGTATACTCCGTTATAGAGCGTTCTACAAGTGAGAGTACCTGTTTTACTTGTTGCATTTGTCACCTGTCCATATAACGTCTGTATCTCAGCAGCAGAGAACGATAAAGTGAAGTCCTTAGATACGTTATTCCAAGTCCTATTAAACGAACCGAAATTCATTGTTAGGTTGTATGTGAATCCGTTGGTATAGTTATTGACCCACCCCGTAATACTTTGCCCGATATCGAATGAGCCCCACTGTTGGTACCCTGCTGTCCCTGTAGCTACTGCGTATACGGTACCATACTTTTCATTCCGACCTACGAATGTTCCACCGTTCCAGGTTTCAACTTTTATCCATGCTTGTGTTTCCTCGTAAGCTGCTATCTGTTGGTACGTCTTTGTTATCTCGTCCTTACTGAAATCAAAGGTTACAGAGTCACCTACGTTAGAACGTGAAGCTACAACGACCCAAGACCCGTTAATAGGGTTCTTAACTTGTAACTCTACGTAATGAAGGAATGAGCTAGATGCCCTGTTAATCGTTACAGGTAAACTGTTAACCCCCGCTGTCCAACTTACGTTAGATGAAATAGTACTTGCTCGGGGGATGTTGTCCATATAAGCTGTTGTACTACCTTCGTTAATGCTGAATACATTTGTATAACCACTAGCCCCGATACGAAAGTTCTTCGTACCGTCAGCATTATGATTAACTCGAACTGAACCACTTACAACCAATGTGTTAGAGTTCTGTGTAATTGAGAAGCTTGTAGAGTTTACTACCTCTTGTCCGTCTAAATAGATACCGAATGTACCACTACCATATGTTGTATACCCTGAATTGGTACGAGAGAACCGCATCTCTACAGATACGGTACTATAGTTCTCGTTTGTGTTTGCTGTACTCCACCAGTTAACCCTACCTTTGACGTAGGTGTTACTAGTCGATAAATCAAAACCTCCACTTGCCATGCATGTTTCCTCCGATCATTATTAAGTGTTGTTAGGTACGAATGCCCAACCCGTAGAGTTCGCACTCTGTATAGAAAGGATTTTAATATTTCCTAGTGTAATCTCACTTGTTGCTCGAAGCTTTTTCGTTACCGTTTCATCACCATTCAAGTAGAATACTTTCTCGAATGTACCGTTATTTTGGTAATATCCTGCGAACTCGTACGGTGTGATTTGAGTGAACCCAATTTCACTTCCGTTACCGTCAATCTGAGATACACGGATACCGTTAATGTTCATACGGATGTTCGTGTTGTACAGCTCGCCCGTAGCTAGAGTCCATTGTAGGGCAACGTCCCCGATGTTAAGCATGATCCCTGAAACGATTGCTTCTACTTGAGGATATCCGATGAAACGTATTCTAACTTTGTCTTTAGTAGATGTGAATACCATGTAACGGGCTTCGAATCCGTTCGTTGTTACATCCTTATTGTCTGCTATTTGCGTTGTTGTAACCCAGTTTGTACCATCATACTCCTGAACTTGAATCCAAAAACGATAGTTAGAGTCTCCACCTTTTGTCATCTTATTCAGGTACCAACCTAATGTATAAGGTTGTCCAGGAATAACAGATATATCTTGTGTAATCCCTTGCTGTTGCCCGTTAGCTTTAAAGTAGAACCCTTTACCGAACCCTAGATTATCTAGTGACGCATTCGCAATTGTGTCTACTTTGTACGCATTAATTAAGCTCCAAAAATCTAGGTCACTATACCCGATAGAGTTCTTAATTAAGTTCATACCGCCTGTTGCAGAGAACTTAGCAGTGATGTCTGTAGCAGTCTGTTTCAGCTCAGATTTCGTTGCGTATGGAGTGAAGTCTAGCTTGTCCATAGCATCTTTAATCTTACCATCTACTGCACCTGATACGTTTCCTAGTTCATCCTTAGTAGCAAGGTTCCCTAAGTCACTAGCATTTGCCTTGTTCTTTAGAGCTAACGTATACTCTCGTGAATTGAAGACTGTATTCGTGATAGAGTCATCCGTAATCTTCTGTTCTGCATTGGAGATACGTTTTACCATAGACGGGATAATGTAACGTGTGTCCTGGTTAACTGTAGCCAAGTTAGTACCGTACTTAATTGTTCCTTTTGTGATCGGTGGAGTCCAATCAGGGAAGTAAGTACTTACAACGTTATCGCTTGCTAGTAACTCTAGTATACCATCAAATTCGACTGTCTCTTGAACTGCGTCTACAAGCTGATAAACAACCTGGTAGTAGTTTATAGATTTATCACTAATCGATGGTGACGGTTCCGTTGGAGCAGTGTTACCTGCTACGGTAGCACGAGATAAATCTTTGTCTCCTACTGGGTACCACTGCTTAGTTCCTGAGCCTGGGTACAGACCTCCGAAGGTACCATTACATACTCTCCAACCTAAGAAGTAGGCATTAATATCTTCCTTGCTAGGACTATATGCTTCAGCCCAACCACTATCGTTATTATCGATAGAAAACCACATCTTATCGAGAGTACCGCTTGTTGAATAGGTGTTTGCGTGTAATTGCCCATCTTTCTGTAAGAGTGTCCCATCTGCCTTAACGACTGTTAGAGAATTACTATTTGCGGTAGCATAAGCAAAACCGTCAGCTCTTACACGGGTTACTTTCACGAGGTTCGTATCAACCCAAGGTGTTGCCACACTACCTGATTCGAATTGTATCTTTCTCATGTTCAGTTTCTTCCCTGTCGCTGCTGTTCCTCTAGGGAAGTAAACACGTCCGAACATTCCTTTAGCGTTACTTGGGATCGTAAATGTTTTGTATAGACGTTTCCATGCGTTAGCTGCTCCTACAGAGTTAGCATCCCCTTTATTCTCAATCCAGTTTGTCCCGTCATGGTGCCAAACAGAAATGTACGCCCCTGCAATCTCACAGTTTACATCTGCGGAGAATGTAACTGTCTCTCCTACAGAGAACATATGCAAGTTCATATCATATGAACCGATTTGATAGAAGCTGTCACTTGCATCTGTAGATGTTAGTTCAAGATAGTCACTGACGAACTTTGATGTAGCTCGACCTAGCGTACCTCCTGTACTTGAGTTATCGAATAAGTATGGCATAACGTTACTACAGCTAGAATTTACGACTCTGTTTACTCCGTCAGTCGATAGTCCGTTAGTAGAAAATGCCCATGTCTGCTTATCGTCTAAACGAACATCCATCCATTTCTTTTCTTTAATAGCTGCACCGTTTGTGTTCCAGTAAAACTTATCGTTGTTTGTTCCGTCCCCGTAGAATTTACCCCAAATAGTAAGGTCAGTGCCACTTGTGAATAATGGGTTTGTTACAGGACGGATACGATTACCCATACCTGCCCATGCATCTTGAGGTGCGGGAGTGTACGGAGTTGCCTTCGTATTGCGCTCTACTTTAATCTGTGCGAAGGATACACTACCATTTCGTCTAAGCCAAATGTAAGGATACGGGTTAGTAAACCCGTCCTGTGCACAGGCAGCAGTAGTCTCGAATTTAATCCACTTATTTTTCTCCACCGTAGTCCCTATAGCAGCGAAAGGGAATCCGTTAACGTTAGCTCCTGTACTGGTAATACCTTTGATTTCGATACCGATACCTGCGTCAAGGGTTACATCTGTATTTACACGATAGTAGAACGAGAAAGTAAATGTCTCCCCTCGTGCGATACTAGTCAGACCTATTGTGTCTTTTAAGTTCTGTGAGAAACCTTTCCACACATCCTGCAAAGCTCCTGTAGATTTAACTGTAAGGAAGTTACCTACTTCAGGGTCGTTACCTAGTACACCGTCTGCGGCTCCTGCGTTCATGTAGTACGCTTTACCTTGGCTAAAATCACCATTACGGAATAAGTTCGTACTTGGTAAGTTCCAACTATCTGTATGATTACCCTCGAACTCAGGGAGCCCTAAAGTAGCGATAGGTGGTTTAATAGTTACAGGGTTCGCATAGTTAACAGTAGCATGGTTTCCTACTGTGCTAATAGCTGCAATCGTTTCGTCTTTCATCTTCCCTACTTCGCTATCTGTGTACTCTTTCTGTCTATCCTGTACCTCAATTTCGAATAGCGCATAGCGGTTGTAGTATTCATTCCACTTAGCATTCCATACGCTTCTGTCGATGTTAATAGTTGCAGATGACGTAGTATCCCAAGGCTTAACAGGTGTTAATGAAGTAAGATACGTTACTAGCGCAGTGTACGCATCTCCTAAAGGCTTGTAGTTCACGCTTGAAGTTAGGTTCATTCCGATCTTACGTGCAGTTCTACGGACAGCATAGAGCTTACCTGCATTGTACGCATCTGCATCGATTTGAGCTAGTGTAGGCATTGCTTCATTATAGTTAAGGAACTTACCTACGATGTCGGCAATATACCCACGAACTAAGCTACGTTCGAAACGAGTAATCTTACCATCGCTACCTAGTGCGTCTAAAGAGTCTGCAATCTGATCCACTTGCCCCTGGTCTGCTACGTTAAGTCCAAAACTAATGTTAGAATACCATACAGTACTTCCTGTTACGTCACGGTTGTTAAGGAATGCTATCTTTACACCCGCAGTTCCCCATGAAAACTGATTCTGTGCATCGTTACCTGTATTGTTTAGACCGCTAATTACACCTGAGTAATTTGTCCATGTTCCAGGGATAGCTGCGTTTTGTACTGCGATGTAACGGAACCCTGAGCCGCTGCTACCTTGGCTTAGTTTTGTTCCTGCTTTAACTAACGCTTTATTCCACGGAGCACGTAGAGTAATTGTTTTATTTGTAGTATTAATAGAACCATCTGCCCATAAGTCCTGAACCGATACATTTCGAGAATAAGTTAATGGTTGGTATTTATACCCAGTGCTACTTACGTAGTCCCAAAAGATTAATTTTCTTTGATGAATCGGAGCAGTGTTTAACCAGTTTGTAACGTTATCAAGATATACAACAGTATCACCAGGCTTTAAATCCTGTGTTAGAGTTGAGAAAGTGCTCTGTACATACATATGGTTCTCTGCATAAATAGGTTGACCGTCCATATCATGCTCGTACACCCCAACGTAATACTTAGCTCCTACGTTAGGATTTGTTTTAGCCCATAAAGAAAGTTTGTATGTTTTACTGATATCTACAGGAATAATTTCATCAGAAAGCTTTTGGTTCGCAGGACTCGAATCTTTAAATGATCCTCCACCTGAATAGGAATCCGAACCGTCAAATTCGAATGCACTGAAGTTAGTGTTATTCCCTAAAGAACCGCCACCATTCGATACAAGGTTGTCCCCTTTAGAGTTCACCCAGTTTTTGTAATCGGCAGAAATTACCCAACTACCTTTTATAAATACGTATAATTGCTTATCTTTATCGTTTAACCATAGCGCACCTTCTGTAGGATTTGGCGGTGGCGTAGGAGATGCAAGTACATCGTTCATGTTATAGATTGTAGCTTGCCCTGTTACTGTAAACTTTGCCATTCATTTTCACGTCCTTTACAAGTAAAGGGAACTTATTTCTAAGCTCCCTTTTAAGTACCTACCTCTATTATAATATAAAACAGCTCTAACTACTTATCTGCGTTCGCTAGTAAATTTGCACTACCGTTTACATCCGTGCTATCTAGGGTGATTGAGTCCCCTTTAATAGTAGGGTAGTTCTTTATTAAGTTACCGCTAGGTGCATATAAAGCCCATGTAAACGTCCATCCTGCGGTAGATACTGATAGACCTGACTGTAGGATTTGTGCTGTTAGAGTGATCGTTCCTTGACCATTCTTGAATACATTTGTACCAATAATGTTCATGACCATTGGGTCTTGGAAATCTCGTGTAACAATAACTCCGCTGTATTTAATCCCAGTACCTGGTGCAGTAGCCACACACTTGAATCCTTGGACACCATTGATTGCCCAGTTACGGATCGTGATAGAAGCAGAAGTAGTTGCAATCGCAGCAGTAGAAGTTGTAGGAATCGCTTCGGCTGTATTGTCAAACTTAGATACAACTACGTTACCTGCACTTGTTGTAATGTCTCCTGCGTAGAACAAGTTAGCCGCAGCAGTACCGATATAAACTCTAGCTTTTGTAACGTTTGCTGCAAAGGCAGGGATTGTCACTCTTAGGTCATTCCCTGTTGTAACTGCTAATTGCGCTTGTGTAGAACCAAGTGTCTCACCTGCTTGTCCGCACCACGTATATTTTACATAATACGTTGCAGCAGTTAACTGTGTATTAGCATTTGCCACTAGAGCTAGTGTAGGTGCTGTAGTCGGGTTCGCTACTGTGTTAATCAGTCTCCAACCGTTACCACCGTCAGCGTTACCACCCGAAGATGTTGTAGCTGTCGGGTCTTGGATGTACCACTGGAATGCTGTAGGCGTTACCGTACCTGCACCTTTGTACATATCAGCTTGCAATGTTACGTTACCGTTACTGTTCTTGATAGAGTCTCCGCCTGGTGCCCATACATTTAAGTAGTATGAGTCAACCCCGTTAGTCCCGTTCGAACCATCGGCTACAACTACGATTTGCTGTTCATCTACGTTCTTTGCTGCATCCGTAGGTAAGTTAGCATTAGCTAAGTACAGTCGAACACGAATTGCCTTAATGGAGCTAGAAGAAGGTACATAAGCTTTAGCGCTCGGTTCAGCCGCTGAAGACGTATATTTATCCACCCATGTTGTACCGTCTGTTGTCTCTGCGATCATCAGCTTACCACCGTAGAATGCAGGAGCAGCAGTACCTGTTTGGGACATTATGTTTACGGTAATATTCGGAGGGTTTAATGTACCCGCTGTATTCTTCTGCATAGCGATAGTGTTGGGTACTAACCAGTATGCAGTTGGTGAAGCTCCGCCTTTAACCTTACTAAACGTTTGTGTTTTTGTAAGTGTGAAGGCTTGTCCTTTTAACGACTTACCTGTAATTGTAAACACAATGCTTGCAGTATCCGCAGTCATATTACTTGCTTGTGCTACGAGTGCAAATACACCACTTGCAGAAATGGCACCTGCTGTAATTCCTGTAGCAGCCGCAGTTACTTTGTATTTACCATTTGCGGTTCCTGTACCATCATATGCAATTTCAGTCGCACCATCGAATACATGAATCTCTGTACCTGATCCTGTGTAAATCCCGCTACCTGCACTACCTGTTGAATCTGTAGGAATAGCTTGAGAGTCATTCGATAGTAAAGCAACGATAGCATTCGAACCACCTGAACCGTTTACGATTTTTGTTACATCGTAGTTCGCCTTAAGAGTAACATCCATGTTCAGGTCTACATCGGTGTATGTAACTACGCATGTAAAGATTTGGTTATTCATTGTTGTCAAGTTAGACTTAATCGATAATACCTTTGCAGTCGTACTTGGTGCGCCTGTAGGTAGTGAGTATGACAGACCGCTAGGCGTTGTTCCACTTGCTGTCTCCGCTAAAGGAACTGTAGTCTGCGTACCTTCGTACCAAAAGATTGATTTAACCGCAGCAGAAGGAAGCATATTACTTCCGTCTCCCCCTGCGATATATAACTCAGGTGTAATAACTAGGTTGCTGCTCGTAAAGTCAGGAACGTAAGCTAATCCGTTTGGATCATAAATTTGTGTTTTGTAATTCGGGTTTAAATATAGAATGTACTGCTTTGCATCATTCAAGTCCGAAATGGTAATCTGTCCAGTAATTCTTGCCATTAATTATCGTCCTCTCTTCTCCTATGTACGCCTAGCTGTCAGGTACGTCTACATCACATTCAAATGTGGCTCTCTTTGGTATGTCTATCGTAGAAATTTGGAAAGAGCTTCCTACACCACTATGCGCTAGTTCCCACGCTACATCTCCTGGTTCATCATCAGATATACGAGTCCAAAAGAAGTTAGCCTTTGGAATTGACATTGTAATCTCTTCTTCGCCTTTGTAGACTTTTGCGTAGATAACACTGTCTATCTCTTTGTTTCGGAAGATAAGACCATTGGTACTACCAATCATGATTCGTAACGGAACTTTCTTTAAAGCTTCTTCAGCATCTTTTTTTGCTTGTTCCGCAGTGTCCTTGATTGCTTGCTGTTCTTCCTTCGTTGCCATTTCAGAACGAACATCTTCTATTTGTTTCGACATCTGTTCTGAACTTACTTTTTGCGTAATAGACTCTGCAAGCTGTGTAATAGAGGAACCGATTTTTCTCATTTCGGTATCTCTATATTTCATTGCATTTTCTTGTGCTTCTTTAATTCTCGCATCTAGAATTGCCGCTAACGCCTGTTCAAGCGATGTTTGCATTGCAGCTAGTGATTGATTGTATCCGTCATACGCTTGATTGATTGCTGCTCGTTCATCAGGAGTAACTACCCCGTCTAGCATCGCAATCTCAATAGCGTTATTTAACGCAGCATGTCGGTTGTCCAGGTTCTCCTTCGCTACAGCAAGTAAATCCTTATGTGTTGCAGGTAAAAATGGATCAGAAGAAACTTGGTTGTACTTTTCGTCTATAGCAGTTTTTTCTCTACCAATAGAGTTCTTGTACTCTGTAACCTTTTTCTTCTCCTCTTCTGTAACGGTACCATCCTGGAATGCGATCGTCATGTAGTCCTGGGCTTCTTTTAACAACGAAGTCATTTTAGCTATTTCAGCCCTAACTGCGTCCAGTACTTTCTGTTGGTCTTGTCTAATACCGTCCAAGTCGATTTCGATTTCGACTTTATCTATCTTAGTTTCTATTTTACCATTAATTAAAGTTATAGTAGTGGTTACGCCCTCTATTTTTTCTTCTAACTCTTTAATTATTTCGAGGTCTCCACTACCACCGCCACCTGAACCTAACTTCTTACCATCGATAAGAACACCTTCAGATGTAATGCTTAATTTATGGTCAAGAGACTTAATGTTTACGTCACCATTCTCGGTAATCTCAAACATTGCAAACTTAGCAGATTTTTCTTCAGGGTTTGTTGTATCGTGCTTTTGTACGATAGAGAATGACCCGTCAGGTTTCATCTCCTGGTATGTAATCCCTTTACCGTCTGTATGTCTGCTTCCTATACGAAGCGTACCATCAGATTTAAGGAAGAATGTAACCCTATGCTTGTCATATACCCCTTGGTGTACGAATAACACTGTAGGAGATTTAGCTGATACAGGTTCGATTAATTCCCCATTAGAATAACGTGAGCTTGGTAAATCGCTGTAGTCAAATGCCTGGTCTTGTACGTATTCGTTATCAGGGTCTGTATCCGTAATGTACATAAAGGATTTACCTGAGAAAGTTACTTCCTGGTTTCCTCGTCCGTCTATGTTTTTAAATGTCATAGATGGGTACAAAGTGAATAACTGCCATAGTTCTTGTTGGATATTTTCATCCGATTCATCGGCACCTGTCATATTCGTTCGTGTTAATAGTGACTGGTTATCTACATCTCCATAGATATTAAGGACGATTGGGTTATCATTAGCCCCTTCCAGGAATCCGATCAGAACTAATGTACCTATAGTGACCAGTGTATTCGTACCGTACACGTTCCCATCAGGTGTCTTACCACCGAATGTTACAGGTAGTCGTGCAGAGTATCTACCGTTATCATTCGGGTTTTTCATTGTAGAGTTTTTATGTACTGTTGTAATAACCTCAACCGTATTGTACCTGTAGTTAACTTTTACAACCCTAGCAAGGGAGAGCTTTACTACGTTCTCTCCCTCTTTATACATACGTTTAATTTCTGACCCTAATGCAGACTGAAACCGAATGGGTGACAGGGGTGTGTATTCATCGTTGTACATTTCGCTACCACCTTTCTAATACCATTATACCATTATGTTTCCGACACCCTCTACATAGCGTCTAACGTGTCCGTTGAATACTTTCTGCCAGTATGACGTACTTAAGTCCTCTTCGTGAATACCTGGTGTACTCTGAGAACCGATAAACTTACCATTACCTGAGTAGATTCCAACGTGCCCATCTTGCTTGTACGTGTCGAAGTAGATAATATCCCCTTCTTTAATCTGACTCATTGCTATACTCTTGTTGGAACCACGAGCACTAATTTGATGTAGTCGAGGATCGGTTTTAATTGTATCTGTGGTCATACCCGTTGCTCCACCTTTAAGCTGAACACCGTGTACGTTATAGCACCACCATACAAACGAAGAACAGTCAATTTTGATTGGAGAGTTCATGAATGGGTTACTACCTGAACGCCCTCCACCGAATACATATACCGATGGTTTACTTGTCATTTCTCGTGCAGTAGCTAGAGCCTTCATTGCAACGTTACCTCCGCTGCCGCCACCCCACATTCCTGTACCTGTTCCACCGCCTGCTCCTCCACCTGGGTTAGCATTCTTAGCACTTTCTAATAACTTCTCTAGCGAATCCTCACCTAAGTATCCGCCTTTGAACTCTTCAGATTTACCCCATAGGTTACTGAATCGTTTAGACCCTTCATTCGGTAGACCTCGTGTTACACCTAATACAGTTGTGTAACCGCCTGTGAAACTGAACTCGTGCTGAACTGACTCTAAGTAGAACTCCCATGTAGTCTCTTGTTCAAAGTCATCATATAGAAGTCGAACGCCTAAACGGTATGCAGGGTTCCCTAAGATACGAATGTCACCGCTGTAGAAGTTAGCGTTCTCACAGTACCAGTTGAATAGCTTCTGTGTATACTTACCTAGCTTCTCACTATCAACACTCTTTTCTTTAGTAGCTCCTCCGCCTGCGCCTGACCCTGCCGATGTAACAAGTTGGGCATATACTTCTCTACCGAACTTACCATCTTTTAATGAGTCTATAATTCCGTTAACCATACTAGCAGGCATAGTAGAGAATTGCCCTACGATTTGTGCGTATACTTCGTTTGTCTTACGTCTCAACATCTCAGGGTCTTGCAGGTTGTTCTTTGTGATGAAAGTCAATACTTCTTCATAACCAGGCTGCTGTGGTGCCTGTGGTGCAGTAGGCTCTTCTTTCACAGTAGGAGCAGGTTGTGTTGCAGGTGTAGGTGTTGGCATCCCGCCTGTACCATTACCCCCTGGTGTTGTCCCAGTTCCAGGTGTAGGTGCTGTTCCTGGTGTTGCAGCATTTGTTCCGCCTTGCCCAATCGTTCCGCTGTTACTTAGTAAATAACGGTTCTGTGCGTCCAGTCGTTTGTAACCATATTTCTTAATTAGTTCAGGATGGTATTTTGGGAATACCCCTAAGTCCACACTGTTGTAATCTAGTAAGTTCGGTGCCCCTACAACGAAGATTGAGAACATTTCGTTATCGTTCTTACCGAATGATTCCTGGACTACTACGTCACTTGTGAATCGGTATGTAGGAAGTGTAAACCATTTATCAGGATCAAACGGTGTAGGTCTCATTAGCGCAGCACACTTACCGTCCTTTTGAAACTCAAAGAATAGTTCATTGAATGGTTTAGCTACTACATCATCTAAGAATTGTCGTAAACTACCTTGGTAGTTAATGAATGGAGTAACGTCTGCCAGGGCTTCGTCTTCCTTCCAACTTGAGAAACTATGTACGAAATAATCTTTTAGTCCTTTACCATTAAAATCATACTGAGCGTATTTGTATACGAATCGCTCCATAAGTTCGTTACCGATACCTGCGGCAGTGTTCTGAGAAAACTTCAGACCTTTCTGTGGGTCATCGGGCAACCAACCAGTACTAGCAATAATTGTTGATACTTCTTGAATAACCCCGACATCGAAGTTGATTAGTGCTTTGGTCATCGCTTGTCCCGTTACACGATATAATAGAGACCCGTTAGCATATTCCCCTTCTTTCTTGATATCAGAAACTAGACCTACCATGATGTACGGATTATCAGGGGCACCCTTTGTAACATCAGGGAATACTCTAATACGTACCAGGTCATTAGCATTAATAATCTTATCCCACTTTTCCTTAGCGGAAATAACAAATGAGAATGCAGGGCTATCATCTGACATCGAGTTCTTTACACTAAAGGAAAGCAATGCTTCCTCGAATGACTTTTGGGATATTTGTTTTTGTGTATCGTACTTTAGTAAGTACGGTGTATTTTGTGTTATGAGTTCGATTTCGAATGTCGGATACCTTTTAACGATGGTAGTCATCTAAACATCCCCTTCAATTTAATAAAGGAAAGAAAGGGCTGTTACACCCTTTTCATTTCCTGTGAATAGAAGTTTAGGGAACTATAAATCATATCATTTATGTTCTTCCCTACATTCTTCATTTCGTTGCTGTTCTTAATCTTAGATGAAACGCTCTCATCTCCTTTAACGTTTACATTGATCGTAGAGTCTACCTTGACTGTACCTGTTCCTCCTGGTGCTCCTTTCATGATACTAGCGATGTTAGAAGCCCAGTCACCATTCGTTGCGTAACCTGCTTGGTGCATCTTGTCAAGTGTGGTGTTACCTTTTCCGTAGTACTTCTCGGAAATCCACTTCGCTCCACCCATGATACCGTTCTCAGCAGCAGAACCTCCACCATTTTTAAATTCGTAAGCGCTTGAGTAAGGACTGTTATCGAACGCTCCGATACCGAAGAAGTTACCTTTGTCCTTAGCGATTCGTGAAGTACCCCAAGCAGATTCTTCCGCAGCATGGGCAACTAGATAACGAGGATCAAGCCCGTATTGCTGTCCTGCTTTAAGGAAGGTTGCACCCATTCCTCTCATCATCGAACCTTGAGGAGCTTTAGAGTCAATCCACTTATCTAAGTCAGCAGCAGTAAGTGAGCTGTCTGTTGTTCCTAAATCACTTTGCTGTAAGTTACCAGGATTCTGCCACTTCTGCCCTTGAGCAAGAAGTTTTAAGCTTCCTCCACCTGTAACCCCCATGCTTCCGCCTGCACCTGCGCCACCTGCACCGCCCATTCCGTTGTTATTACCCATGATACCGTTTTGGGCACGAGCCTGAGCAAGTAACTGGTCTGCACGTTGGAGAACTTTTTCATACAAGCTGATATTTTCTCTTTCGAAAGCAAGGTTGTCAGTTTTCTTAAGCTCAGTACGTTGACGAGTGTTTGTGTTTTCCTTATCTACTTGTTCCTTCGTAGAGTTAATACCGTTCGCAGTCATACCATTTCCTGGTGTCATAACTTGGTCAGTTAGCCCAGGATCAAGGTTGTTAGCCATCATCCCGCCCGCTACGCCACCTGCTACCATACTAGTTGCAGTGTAACCTGCGACCGTACCAGTCGAACCATAGCCTGAACTTGGGGTTTTATTGGCTTGTTCTTTCGCTTTAGCTTCTGCCTTTTCTTTCTCTTTCTTAGCCTTGGCTTTAGCTGCTGCTTCCTCTTTTTTCTTTTTATCTTTCTCAGCGTCAGAGTCGAACCAACTACCGATTTTACTACCCCCGAAGGCACCTGCGATACCTCCGATAAGACCACCGACACCACCGATGATAGCCCCTGCTACGTTACCGATACCTGGAACAATTGTACCTGCGGCAAAACCTGCTGCGGCACCTCCTGCAAGACCTCCGAGGATACCCCCTGCAACTCCCCCAGTAGTTTCACCTTTCTTCTCCTTAGGAGCACTAGCAATTTCACTAGCACCCATTACTAGAGCTAGAGGTAGCATAGCTTTACCTGCAATCTTACCTGCGCCTTTAAGGAATCCTCCACCTCTAGAAGCTCCTGCTGCTGTCCCACCTGCTACAGTACCTCCTGCTACTGCACCTGAGGAACTACCGCCCCCGAACATTCGGCTCAAAAAGTTCTGCTTAGGAGCAGCTTGAGTGGATTGGGCACCTCGGCTCCATGTGACAGTATTACCTGAACCACCTCGGTTACCATTTCGACCTCCTCCGCCACCTCCGCCAAAGAAGGTTCCTCCACCGCTACCGCCAGTGCCGCCACCGCCACCTCGGTTTCCTCCGCCTTTACCAAACGTTCTACCTAAACCTTTACGCATTAGTGTAGATGCTCCGAAGGATAGTGCAGCACCTGCTGCGGCTACACCAAGAGCAGCGATTGCAGCGGCAGCACCGTAAACGATAGGTGGCATTCCACCAAGAGCAGCGTTAGCTTCACGAGCTACCTCACCCAGGTCATAAATACCTGCGGCTTGCTTTTGGGTTACAGAGTCACTTTGGTTGTCTGTAGCTGCGCTAGAGTCCTTATAGTTTTTCTCCTTGTCTTTAGAGATTTTTTCACCAACAGTAGAATTACCTTTCATTACCTCATCTAGAGTTTTCTGATTAAGCTCACCTTTACGGTGTAAGTCCATGATACCTTTAGCTTGTTGTGCAGAAACATCTACACCTAGAAGCTCTCTAGCCGATCTAGCGAATACTCCGTTTTCTGCGTCCGCATTCCCGTTACCATACGATTTAGCCATATTAATTAACGGGTCTAAGTTACTAACGTCAGATAAACCTTTCTCCATTTGCTCTTGTAACTGGTACATACCCTCTAGTCCCTGGTACTTTGTACCTTGACCGAATACAAGTCGAGCTTTAGGGTTGTCGAAACCTTTACGGATACCTTCGTCAAGACCTGCCATTAACTGACCGCCTTTTTCACCCGATAACGATTTGTTTCCACTTCCCGCTAAAACGGTTTGTAATGCTAACGTGTTCATAACATCCTGGTTCGAAATAGAACGGTTAGAAGACATACCTGAAAGGATTCCTTCTAATGCTTTTAACTGATCCTTTTCACGACCTTCCATACCACTACGTTTCATAGCGCCAAGGAAAGCATTTTGGAACTCTTTGGTTTGCTTACCATTCATACCTCCTGAACCATATGCAGTATTGAAGAATGACTTTGTATCCTCTACTCCAACCCCACTTGTTCGGCTGAACCAAGCTTGGTTTTGCATAGCGGTATTAAGGTCTCCCATGCCAGTGAAACCTTTTTTAGATAAGTAGCTATCCTGGAAGGCAATCATCTCTTGACCCGACATACCTAAGCGGTCAGCAAGACCTGCATTCAGCGCACCATTACGAATGTCTTCACGCCAATTACCGCCCGCTGTTCCTGTACGTTGACCGATAGAAATTTCATCGTCCCTCATACCTTTGTTTATCGAAGCCCCTTGGTGATATAGACTTCCTACAGTACCCGCTACTGCACCTGTCACAGCTAAACCGATAGCAGGAGCACGTTCGTATAACATACGTGACATCGTTCCACCAGGCTTAACAGTTACGTCCTGGACGCTTGCATTACGCTGTTCCATGTTTGCAGTTGTACGTTCAATGGCTTTATTCAGCTCCATACGAGCGTGCCATTCTTTATCCATCGCTTCGATAGTTTGCTGTAGAGCAATCTTCTTATCGATTTCACGTTGCGTAGCCTGTGGGTTTCTTTCAATATCCTTGATCTGTTTAGAGATACGAGAACGTTCCATACCCATCTCTGTTAATCGATTTAAGTTATCCGATTTCTCTTGCTTCATTTCAACGTTGACAATATGTTGGTCTTTACGGAAGTTAGAAGCCTGTTGGAACGACATGTACTTAGATGCACTTGCTCTACGTGCCAAGCTTTCTGTACGTCTGTCTAACTTATTAATTTCACGCATCTTACCTACAACATCATCGAGCTTACTTGATACACCATCAGCTTCGTTAGCCATAGACTGTACGATGTTCTTTGCCTTTTCAAAATCATCTGTAGGCAAGTTAAACACATCGTTAGAGTTGAATACATGCTTGAAGTTTTTAGAGTAGTTTTGTTGGAAGTTAGCCATTTCACGGAACGCTAATTTTGTATCGTTGTACGATGACTTCAGTTGTTGCTGCTGTTGCATTACACTCTGAACGAAGTCCTCTAAATCTTTTTGTTTTTGCTTGAGTTTGGCTTTAGTGTCTTTACCGTCATCTTCAAGACCTTTACCGATTTCAGGGAGCTTGCCTGACATACTCTGTAATTTCTCGATAGACTTAGGTAGGTCTCTATAAAGCTGCGCCAGTTCTTTCATGGAACGCATATTCTTATCCATGTCTTTCTGACTTGTAGTATAGTAGTTGTCTACCCCTTTGTTACGGAGACCTTCGATTTCGTCCATTAACTTACGAATCTTGCCTAGATTCTGAACCGCTCTACTTATCTCCGCATCGACACTAATTATGTAATCCTCTTTGTTTGCCATACTACTTCACCACCCTTTTCTTATAAGTAAAGGTAGGAGCATTTTGCACTCCTACCCCTCTACAATTCCGTATATTCATCGTCCTCGTCCTTTTGGTTAAACAGTGCAATAGACTTGTCCATTGCTTCTTTATCCAGGTTATTAACCTCATCCGTTTCTCCCGCCAGGTACGCATCATCGACAAGATGTTTACCACCCGCTCTAGCAATACGTTGTGCTTTCTCGTATGCATTTGCAAGCTGCTGATCGATGTAGTCACTAACTTCCATCTCTCTAGCTGTTTTACCTCCCGCTTCTAAGTGAGCGTTATAGTCATCCAGGCTATCGAATTTAGAAGCCAGGTTCTTAAGGTCTTCAGCTTTAGTAAGAGCTTCAACCTGTTTAGCAATCGCATCAGCATCGTGACCTTCTTTAAGAACATCCCAATCCCCATCTTCTCGGTTCCAAACTTCGTCATCAAAGGCTGAATCGTAATGTTCGGAATCGACAGCTAAACCTTTTCTTGCAAGTTCCAATATTCTGTTATCTTCCATCATAGAATATCCGATCAGGTCTATTTGGTCGTGAGATAATTTTCTAAAGCGGTCATCTGTAGGTAAAGTGTTAAATTCTTTCATGATAGCCCACAAGTTTCTCATGTAAGGACTACGTGCTAATTGCTTCAGTCCGCCTAACTGCTTTACCTTATCTTCGAAAGGTATCTAACCATTTGATGAAATCAATACCAATCTGATATACGATATCTAGGTTATATAGTTCTTCTTCTTTCTTGATGAACTCAGGTACGTCAATACCGCATAACTTCAATGTAGAAAGTGTTTGGTATACAATCAGGATATACTCACTTTGGTAAACGTTCATACCATCTAGGTACGAGGATGTACGAGCATGAATCTTCGCCAGTTGAATAGCGTTTGGAGCTTTAATTTTAATTGTGAATTTCAGATCGTAGTCAGGTAAGTCATAATCTTTTATGTATGTATCGTTTACCCCACGGATAAGACGGTCAATTACTTTTCTTTCTTCTTGCTTTTTCTCTAATTCTAGCTCTTCCTGGGACTTCTTGTTTAAGTCAGGAATCTCGTTGTTGAAATTTTCAGACATTTTGGTACCTCCTAGTTTTAGTTGTCTCTAATAATATAACAGTAACTTGTACACTAATTTAATTATAACATAGAAAAAGCTGCCACCTTGAGTGACAGCCTTGTTATTAGTTATTTGTATTGTATTGATAGTAACCGTTAGTAACTTTCTCAATTCGAGGGTCAATAGCAACTAGTCTCTTAACGATATCGTAAGGGTTAGCCCATACATAACCAGGGTTTACTTCTTCTAACTTTTTGAACATCTCTTTGATTTTCATAGGTACGCCTGCTTCTTTTAAAATCACTTTAGTATATTGAGCGACTACCGCCAAGTCTGCATATTTACCTTTACCCTTACCCTTGTCTTTAACCTTACCTTTACGTACAGGGTTTTTAATATTTCTGTTTTTGTATTCCATATCTTTAGCAAGTTCTTTTGCATGGTTATATTCGAACTTAGGCTCTTCTTCAGGTAAGCTAACAACTTGCTTATTCTCTTCGATATATTCCTCAATTGATTGGTCTTCCTTATGTTTTGGCGCTTCTATTACCGCTGCTGCAATTTCCCCAGGAGATTCAACAACTGTCGCTACATCTCTTGTAACCGACTTGAATAGTTCTTTAGCGAATTTCTTTTTCTCATCTTCAGTCATATTGTCAAAAGCATTAACAACTATGTTTTCTGTTACCTTAACTTCTTTAATAGTAGCAGGTTCTGTTTCTGACTCAGGTACAATATATTCTAGTAAAGGACGGTCAATTTCATCTAGCTCTCTTAAGCGATCAAGTAAACCTTCGTAGCTTGTCCATAAGCGGGCACGCTCACCTTCAATATAATCCATTTGCTTTCTTATTGCTTCTCTCTCTGAAAAAGTATGTGTCATTTTAAACATCTCCCTTAAATTTTTTATATGTGTTTTTTATACGTGTTATCGTATCTAAGCTTTATTATAGGACAAGGTTTTCGGAGAGTCAACAACAAATTTGTTATATTTTTATTTTTTATGCATATTATAGTTTAGAGCTCGCCCATAAACTCATTGTTGAAGTACAGCTCGTCCATGATATTAGCGACAATACCGTTGAAATAGGCAAACGTACCCTTCTTCATTTTCACACCATTTTTCAGTTTCATTACCAGTTCTTTAGCAGCTTGGATACCGATTACTGTTTCTTGTTCTTTTGTGAAGGCGTGCTTGCCCGTACCATCAGGTTTATTACACTGTCTTACTACTTTCCAAAACTCTTGTATTGTTTCTGCTTTACGATAAAAAGAACTCATGAATGAAGTGAAACGTGTTGGAACCCAATGAGCCACAAAATCGGCTGCTGTAATATTATCTTGAGATACAGGATTATCTTGGTATGTATTACGTTTGTTTATATGTTTTATATTTTGTTTTAAAGAAACTGGTTTTGTATTAACGGTCGGACACTTCTCGGTCATTTCTTGTGGTTGCTTATCGGACATGTTGTTTTCTACAGGCAAAATTAGAACAGCATTTGATGTTTGGTTCATATCAGACTTGCGTTTCATCGGAATCTGTTTAATAATGTTTAAATCCTCTAGTCTCTTTGTAAGGCGTTGTACAGTTTTATATGATACTTCCATCTTCGCTGCTAACGAATTTTTGCATAGGAAACTAACACCTACATATTTACAACTGTGGCGCTTAAGGATTTCTAATAAGTATGTTAAACGATTACGAAGATCAGCACGCTTAATAGAGGATGCAATAACATCCCTGTATTTACGCACTGTTTCATTCATGCTTTCTATATCAGAAAATGTAGCCAGGTTTTTGAACGCTTCTTCTGTTGCTACAATATCGATTCTTTGCTTTGCCATATGTACACTCCCTTATCCACAATAATAACCTTTATGTATCGTATAGTTATCCACATGTGGATAACTTTTTAAGGAGAGTATACCATAGCCTGTCTATAATTAGCTAGTATTTTTTGCAATAAAAAAAGCAGGAGTTATAAGCCCCTGCTTGTTAATTACTTATTTACCTAATACTGTAATCTTAACTTGCTTGCGTCCCCATGCGTTTGCCTGGGAATCTGTTGGTAAAAGCACGTCAATACGGTTACCTTTAATAGCTCCTCCCGTGTCTAAAGCCATTGCTTCTCCGTATCCTTCTACATATACTCTAGAACCTAACGGGATTACTCGTGGGTCTACAGCAATAACTCGTGCGTTTGGATTCTTACTTAAGTTAAATCCAGTCGCTGTTAGTACTTGTCCACCGTATGTACCACCATTCTCACTTGGATGTGGTGTGTAAGCAGTCGCTTCTACAATAAGAGTTTTACCTTGCGGCTGTGCTTGCTTAGGTGCTTGTTGAACCTGAGCTTGTTGTTTTTGTTGAACAGGCTGTGGAGCTACCTGTTTCTGAGGAGCAGCTTCTCCTCTGTCAGCTTTAAGCATGGTAAGTAATCGTACGTTTTGTTCCTCTGTTCCTACGTAATTAGACATTCCGTAAGCTTCTGACAATTGTTTACGATGACCAAAGCTGTGATCCTCTTGCTTGTGATAAAGATAGTCTACAATACTCCTGTCTGTGTCGAAACCACTTGCTGAAGCTGTGTCTTGTCCAAATAGGAAGAATCCTGTTGACAATGCACCTAATGTGATGATAGATTTAAGTTTCATGCATAACTTCCTTTCTTGTTCTATGTCTACTAATGTAACACATTAACCCCCTAAATAACCCTCTGTAACTGAACTGTAAAGAAACTGTAAACTACAATGTGCCCCTCTAAAGTAAGAAGGGCACGTTTTTTATGGCTGTAAAACTCCGTTAACGATGTTATTTACCTTAATAGCATTTGTGCTTGTGATCGTTGTTTTCTTCAAGATGTTGTTCTGTATGATGAATGATGGTGTGTTTGTTGTTAGGTCGTTAATTGCTACTTGGGAGTTGTTCGTTGCTTTGAAGTAGTTGTCCTTCATACTGATTAGTGAACCAGTGAAACTTGCTTCTACAGTAACCAGTGCTCTAGGCAAAGCATCGTTTGTTTGCTTAAATGCATTTTCCGTTAATATTACTTCGTCATTCACGCTTTGGATTGTTAGGATGTACCCACTTGTTTTTTCTACTGAACAGTCCCTCATAACAAAATTCTTTAAAGCAGATACAGTAATCATAGAGTTGTTTGCATCAGTGGAAACGAACTTACAGTTAACAAGTTCTAACGAGTTTGTTCCATCACTATGCCTGTTTACACCTAACGCTGTAGTTAAATCTGTGAAATCACAGTTCGTGTATTTACCTGCAAATAAAGCAGGAGTCTTCGTGTTTTTAAACCTACAGTTTTGGAATACCCACCCTTGCTTAAATGCTGCTGCGTTAGCTACATAAGTTAAGTAGTTCACGTCTTGCCCCTGGAACGTACAGTTTACAAATGCCTGCGGCTCCTGCTTTATGTCTAGTGTCCATTGAAGTACTGTAGATAGAGAATTCAACTTATCACTATCGTTAAAGAATGAGCAGTCGTCAACTGTTACGATATAAGGGAATGGGTTATCTGAAACGTATTTACAGTTATGGAACGTACATCCAACTATCTTAATCTGTCTAGTAGCATAAGCTGCATTAGTGATTACCTGCGCCCCATAGACGTAGTTGTTTGCAAATATAGTCTCACCTGATAACGATACCTTGTTATGTCGAATTGTGTTCCCAGTCACTACTACTTTGTCTGCTCCACCATTGACCGCTAAACTTACATACCCATTACTTACAGGTGGCATTAGTGTATTCCCATTAATGTAAATGTTCTTTCCGTTAACTACGATGATGTTGTACTTCTCGTTCTTATAGAATACGTTGTTCTCAATGTGAATCATTTGGTTCAGATCATAACCGTCTTCTATATCGATTCCTGATTGAGGGTCTGCGCCTGATATGTGATGGATTTGGTTTCCTGTGATATATATGTTCTTTCCGCCACATACTGATACACCTTGTCTGCGGTTGTGGTGTAAATTACATTTCTCAATATACACATGCTGCGGGAACGAAGGTACTCGGACGTTTATTAAACAGTTTGCTGCGGCAGGAATAGTAGACTGGTGAAGAACGACTTTAGCATATGTAGCTCCTACAGGTACTTCTACTTCGTCAAAGAATTGGACGTTTACTGTAGAAGATACGAATGTATTACTAGCATTGTAGAAAATTACATCGTAGTAGTCACATGTGATGTCTGTTCCTAGCCCACCGTAACCATTACCGTATAGTCCGAAATAACCATACTTAACGATAGCAGGTTGAGTCATATCGAACTGTAGTTTAGATCGTATCTTTGCATTGTTTGTTACTAGAGTACCGTCTGTCGTGCTTATAGCGCCTTGTTCCCATGAACTAGCTAGTGCTGTAGGGATAGGAGAAATCTGACCGAATGTGCTGTTAAGAGTCACAGAGTCTCCTGTAAAGTCACATATCTCTAAGTTATCCAGGATAATGAATCGGCAGTTATTCCCTCCGTTAGCAGGTGGAGTAAAGCTACCAATTTCGATTCCGTACCCACCTTCATGTGAACCCCCACTACTGAAGTCATGTGTAGTTCTGTCACCTTTAATAATTCCGTTAGTTACTCGTGAATAGATTTGATTGTCTTTAAAACTGATTACACTATAGCCTGTATATCCGTTTGTTTCTTTTTGTAGAGTAGAGCCATTCAAGTTGAGGATTAAAAAGTTTTGCGGTTTTAATTGACTGTCCTTATCGATTAGATATGTACCTCTTGGAAGGACTGCTTCGACATACCCGTTTTGGGCTGCCCATGCCATTGCATCGTTAAGCCCTTTTGTAGTAAGTACTGCACTAGTTCCATCGTTTTTAATTTTCCATTTCGCTAGATCAACCAGGTAGGAAGGTGAACTGCTGCTACTTCCTCCGCCTGTAGGTGGTTTAGGTACCCACTTTCCTGTAGCTGCATCGAATGTTAGTACTTCGTCATTTACAGGTAGTCTTGCGTCTACGTTCATCAAGCTACTTAGTGATAGGGTCTCAAGAGATTTAATTGTCTTATTTAAGTCAAGTTCTAGTTCACCTATCTTTACTTCAGGGTGCATGTACATATTGTCTCTAAACTTGTGTGTATAGCTCATAATAATATGCCTTCCCTTCTATTTTACGTATAAAAAAAGACCCTATAAAAGGGTCTCTTATTAGTATTACGCACTACGGACGTTAGCTGAAGTTAGGAAGTAGAAACGAGCGTTCTCACTAGTGATTTCGTTCGCTTTAACATCTTCAGAATAGCTGTCGATAGAGCATCCACGGTATGCTACGATTACTTCTTGTGTGTAGTTGTCATACAGTACAATGTCCATGATGTCCATTTGTAGTACTTCTTCCCCTAAAGCAGCGAAACCTAATGTTGCAAGGTTCTCTTTCTTCATACGGAAGCGCTCTACTGTTACAGAACCTTCATACTTCAAGTAAACGTGCTCTTGTGGCATGATAGAACCGATTTGGTATACCCCAGTAGTACCGAAACTACGTTCTGCTGAGATAGACTGAGCACGAGCGATCGGTACGTTTTTAATCATAAAGTATACTGTATTACCAGTCTGTACCGTTTGGTTAGTTACAGATGCCATGTAGTTCACTCCTGTTCATTATTAGTATTCTAGACCTTCCTTAGCTTCGATAAGCCTTTGTAGGTCAAGGGATAGCTGCTTGGCTGTTTCTAAGGTAAGACATGTCATATGCCTTTCCTCACCTTTGCCTATGTAAAAAGTAACGTTGTCTTTAATGAATCCCCCGCACATTTCAAGGGTAACTCCCTCTCCTTGCTTGGTTTCGTAAAGGATACGATACTTCAACAAAGCTTCTTTATCACGCTCTTTCATTACAGTTCCTCCTTAAAACTGGTTAGGGGGAGAACCCCCTATTACGCAGTTAATTGGTTATCAACGTAGTTGATGTAAACTGTGATTGCATCTAGACCACGAGCAGGTTGCACTGTGATGTTGATACGAGCAGTGTTACCAGTGATGATTACTTGGATGTCATCAGGGTTGTAGTCTACGATTAGTCCATCTACGTTCTTCTGTTTATCTAAGAAGGATTCAACAGCGTTCTTGATGATAGAAGCAGATGTGTTACGTAAACGAGTACCGATGAATGTTTCATCTAGCTCTGTACGTAAGTCTGTTGTTAAGAAGTCAGAAACTTCTCCAAGAGAGATACGGTTTTGTACAGGCTCAGTAGTTGTGTTGTAAGTAGTTGGGTCACTTACTACACGGAAGTAAGATTTAGCACGAGTACGGTTGAACTCAGCCATTACTACTCCGACTGCATCTAACTGGTCTAACTGGTCGCCTGTGAACTTAAGGTCTAGAGATTCGATGTTTAGCTTTTTGTAAGTAGTTGGTTCCCCGATTGCCACACCACTAGCGATACCTGCTACTAAAGCAGCACCCATGTATGCAGGGAAGTTAAGTACTCGTCCATCAGACATTCTGCGTGTACCTGAGTTACCGAATAAGCTAATACGAGCGTTACGTAGACCTGCTTGACGTGCTTTAAGCTTGTCAAATGTCTCTTTAAGCCCTCCACCAACGAAACCTCTTAGTTGGTTACCTGCTCCTGACTCGTCACGTAAGAATTGAGAAAGCTCTCCGTGGATTGCTTCTTTATCTGTTAGAGGTAGGATGTAGTAAGCTCCTAAGTCAGCGATAGACTCAAACAATGGTGCCCAAGATTCAGCAGGTACTTTTGTTTCTCCACCCGCTAAGTTTGTAACAGGGATTGAAGCAGGGATCGCTGTTTTTGGATCGAAAGTAAGAGTTACGTATGGATCAGTCTCAGTTTGGTTAACTAAGTCTGCACCGATAGCAGTAATCATTTTAGCTGTTGCTTTAACGTCTGTTTCAACTAGTGCATCTAAGAACTGAGTCTCTACGTTTTTGTTACCACCTAGAGTGTTCATTGTCACTGTGAAATCAGGTAAGTTGCTGATATCGTTAATTAACACGTTAAGGCTTTGGTATACACCAGTTCCTAATGTGTAAGAACGAACTACAGTAGCTGTAGCTTTATCTACCCCTGCTTTAAGAGTTAACTTATTAGCAAGTTTAGTTGTGCTGTCAACCTCTACCATTACCCCACCGTAAGCAGAAGCTCCTTTATACTGGATAGAGAAAATGTTACCGATGTTGTCATACACTTGCTCGTAACGTTCTTTTGTGTAGTACACTGTGAAACGTTTAGAGCTTGTTAGTGCATTGTCGCTTAAAGCGTATTGGATTTCGTTTGCATCTGCACCGTAAAGCTTAGATGTAACTGTTAGTCCTCCGCTTGTTTTTGTACCTTGTTTTGCATCGTCTGCACGAATAGCGAAGATTTTACCTGCTCCACGAGTATCAGGAGATGGATTCCAAGCCATTTCGATAGCGTCTAGTAATTCTCCACCACGGAAGAACTCTCTCGCTTGTGCGAAGTTTGTTAACTCTACTGGTGTCTTTGGTTTTCCGCCTGTAGCAGAACCGATAATTACAAGAGGTTTTTCACTTCTTGAGTTAGCAGAACCCAAAGCACTAGAGTTAAGGTAAATCTCAGTGTGAGGACGTTTTCTGTCGTGTCCATAAGATGTCATAGCGTTTGTCTTCCTTTCTATTTAGCTGTTATTTTAAATCTAAATATTGTTTAAGCTCATTGAGGAATACTTGCTCGTCCGTTTGATAATGACGACCTCTCATACGGGCTTTAAACCCTGCTGCTTGCATATTGCTCATATCGAACATTTGTCTTGCAGTTTGTAAGAAAGTGTCAATATGTACATACGGTTTAACTTCAACCTCTTTGGCTTTTTTCACTTGTTTATTGTCAGAAGATTCAGTCTTTTCAACCGATACTTCTTCCAGGTTTTTGTCTTCCTTAGCCATTGTCGTTCTCCTCCTTCAATTTCGCTTCCACGATAAACTTGTGTATGTCATTTAGTAGAGGAGCATCCAGGTTATAAGAAGTTTTATACTCTACAATTGTCTCTCTACCATATAAGATTTCAGGTACAGTACCATCTGCCGATCTACCTGTTTCGATTGGCTCTATCTGACCGAACTGTAGCCTTTGCAGTAACATGTTTGTATGCTCTTCGACATTGGCTCTCATCAGAATCAGGATGGACTTTACAATCAAGTCCAGGCATCGAACAGTATCCATATTGGTAGATACAACAAGTACGGAATAATGTTCCGTGGCTGTGAAACCTTGTTTTAGTCCTACTTCGTTCTCTCTGTACTCAACATAAGTTACTGCGAACTCATCAGTTAAAGCAGCTAGTGTATGGTCATAAGAAAAGTAGATTCTATTGCCCTCGACTCTTTTGTTGTCGCTTGCAGAGAAAGTAATTCCGTCTACCAAGATTAGCTCACCTATAGGCTTAGATACTTCGAAGTACAACTTATCCTTTTCAGGAGTAGATTGAATTGCAGCGTATTCTGTTAATACTCCGCCTTCTTTGTAGTCGTAAGTCCCTTCGGTATTCCCAATACTTGTGTCAGATTCTGTCCCTTCACGTAAGCCGATGTAGATAGCTCCTTGCTGCGTTTGCTTATCCTGGGGCAGTGTATACACAATCGGAATCTCTCTTCCGTTCTCCCCCGCATACGCTCTCATGAAGTTCCTAGCGATAGTAGGGTTGATATCTTTTAAGATTTCCTCTATAATATAACGGTTTGTCAGGATAATTTGTAATTTTTCTTCTATTTCGTTATGCAAATATGAGTCAATACTTGGTATCACCTTGCGCCCTCCTCCCTATAGACCATTTTTCATCTTCCATTTCATAAGCCTGTTAACATTGGCAACGAATGTTTTTGATGTATCATCCTTGTTTACCTTACCACGGTTGATAATCCAACTACTCTGTGGGGACTTATCCGATACCGTTCTGAATGCTACATAGTCGTGTCGGTTATTACCCGAACGCATCTTTGTAATATTCTTAGACTTCGGTTCGTAGTTCAACATAGAAGCATCGGATTCTCTTCTACGATCATATAGGTAATCTGATATAACCGTCTGTCTTTCACTTGGAGCAATATCGATAGCACGAAGTTGTTCGTACATACGTCTTGACATATTTCTAGCTTTACGTTTGATTGGAACCGATAGGTACCATCCACCATCTTTAGATTTCTTACGTTTACTACTGTGTGCGAAGAATGGCTTTAAATCGATAACCTCTAGCTTATCTAAACGTTCCTGAGTTAGTTTTAAATACTTAGGCATCCGAGTTGCAGATACATCTTTTGGCTGTTGTTTAATTACAGCCTTCATACCTGCATCTAACGTTTCCTGTACCAGGGCGTTCCCTACGTTCTTCATTGCTGATTTCGTAGCCTGGTCATTCTTTAGGAATCGGGGTCTTCTAGCATTTCTAGACATTAATCTTTCTTCCTAAAGAATCCGTTTAGACCGTCATAGTTCGGTTTACGTTTAGAATCAATCTCTTGACTAACCTCAGTGTTGTCTACGCCTAGATCAAAAGCTTCTTTATCAATAAAGATGTCTTCACGTTTTAATAATAGTTTCTGTGGGAACTTTACACGTTTACCTTGTTGGTCTCTACCATAGCGGTGTTCCTTTAATAAATCGGCTACCAGGTAACGTAAAGTGGTTTGTATGTTAAGAGAAATATTTTTTCCAAGTAAGTGTGCAGCAGGGAAAAATAGATTGTGGTCGAGGTCTACTGTGAAGTCTGTTCCCTCTATTAGTTCCCCTGTCATGCTAGTAGCGAAGTCGATTTTCTTTACATCGTACGTCATGTAGAATCCGTTCTTGATCCTACGCTCTGTTGCATCTAGAATGAAAGATTGTGGAACCGTAGCTTCTTTTACAGTTAATCGGTCACGGAAAGCGATTTGTGTATCACGCTCGGGTGTACCGATAGCTGTACCTGCGTCCATTAAACCGATGTCAATGTTGCTAGAACCCTTCTCCTGAGATTGGATGATGATTTTTAATGGCTCAGGTGGAAGGTAAGCGATACCTCTTCCGTGGCACACTTTACATGTTTGGTTTGGTTGTCGTGTTGCTTTATCCCTACATGGGCATAAGTAAGACTTCTCCCATAGGGCATCTAGGGAGAAATCATCTACGTGCTTATCCAATTCGGGTGTTCGGAATGTAGCAGTAGAAATCTGCTGCAACATAGATGGTTTCTGTGCCATTGTTTACCCTCCCTAGATTAGTCCTAAGTTCATTCCGTAATAAGATTTTAATGCAGGAACTAAATCTGCAATGTCTCGGTCAATCTGCATGATATCGGCAGAAGCCCCACCATACATAGCAGACTGAGTTGTATCAATCGATTGAGATACACCGTCAATAGATACAGACATGTTCGCAATACCCGCTCCGATGATTAGACGACCCCATTGCTGTAGTACTTCTTTTAAAGCTACTTTGATGATGAGTGTCCATAAGTCTGCGTGCATTTCATGTTGTTCTGTTACCCCGCTACGAGAAGGAGGAAGCATACCTGCGATATATTCTACGTGGAATAACTGTGGTGCGTAGTTGTTATTTCCAACTAGACTAGGAATACCTGAAATCATTGGGTACCCTGAGTATATCTGAGAAACGTTCATAGTTGTTCCTTCACCTGCAAGCATTAGTGTAGGTAACATCTCAATGTGCCCAGGTAGTTTGTTAACTCTCCACCACTTCGTAGGATATTCGAAAACAGAGCTACCACCATACTCCATGCGGATACGTTCCATCTGTACGATCGGTCTACGGTGTACATGGATAAACATGAAACTATCGAAGTCGTTACGATGGAAGTCATGATGCTCTCTCACATAACGAGGTAGAATAACGATGTCTAGCATCTTCTCTACTTGTGCCACTGCTTGCTCAATCTTAGCTTTATAGAACGCATCAGGCAATTCTTCTCCTGTTCGAGGATCAGTAACTGCGATACCGAAGTGATTAATCTTTACTGCATCTACAGTCAAACCATAATCTTCTAGAGTGTATGAGTTAACCTTATCTCTATCGATTAGCTGTTCGTTATTGTGATCGTAAGGATTTCCGCCATTTGGGTTATTAAAAATCATTAGTAACCACCCTCAGCTTTCTGTTATTCTTTGTCTTCTGTTTTAGTTTTGCTTGCAGGTTTCTTAGGTGCTGCTTTCTTTGGTGCGTTATCTACGAACGTGTAACCGTCAATCTTAGCTAATTCCTTTTGGTCTTCGATTGGTAAGTCGTCATTCTCACCTTTCTCATTGAAAACAACTTGTCCGTAATATGTAGCTACTGTTTTATTTGCAAAATATTCATGAATTAACATAGTATCGCTCCTTTATTTAAATAAAAAGGAGCAGAATATTTCATCTGCTCCCTATTTAGTTTAGCTATTCAGTTTTACTTAAGCTCTGTATTCCTTATTTAACAGGAATTGTAACATCTGCTGCTAATGCAGGGATGTATTTAACGTTCTTAATACGTACCCATTTCTTAGGAGCGTATAGAGCTAGAGCCCCGTACCAAAGCACTGTGAACGTGTAAGTAGCGTTCATTTGAGCAAGTGGTAAACGCATCATAGGAAGTAACTCAAGTAAGCTAAGTACTTGTGGGTTCATTTCCCCAAGGAATACGTCAGTAGTTTCAGGAATAACTTCGTTTGTATCAACGAAAGTAACTACGTTTCCTGCCGCTTTAGACATTGGTACACGAGCGATTTGGAAGTAGTGACCTGTTTCTTTACCTTGACGGTAGATAACTACGAATTGTGGTTGAGCTTGGTATAAAGTTTGTAGCGTGATTGCTAATGATACAGAGTCAGTTGCACCTGTAAGAGTAGCTAACACTTCTTGAGAAGCTACAGATTCTGCTTCGTCAGAGAATACTACAACTTTGTACGATAAGCCTTTAACGTCCTCAGCAGTGAATTTACCTTTACCATCTTTGTTGATTGTAGCTACAACAGATTGTGGTGGCATTGGAGCGTTTGGTTGTGGTAAACGATCTTCAACTAAAACGTTGTCGTTTTCCATGATTGTAGAACCGTGTAACTTGATCGCACCACGTACAGAGTTGAATTGAGTTACAGCGTAACCTGTAGAGATTCCACCCTCTGCTGTTGGTTGTAATACACGTTGACGGTCAAGCAAGTTATTCATAAATTCCGCTTGCACCCCAATCGGCATAAATGCGTCTGTAGCACGCCCGTAACCCTTACCAACTACTACTGCTGCTTTGTTTAAGATTTGCTCTGTTAAAGTAGCTCCACGTACGTCTAATACGTTAGTTTTTTGGTCGATAAGCTTGTGAAGACCATCGAACTCAATACCTGATTGAGGGTCGATATCAGCCGATAATGCAGCGTCTCCGTAAAAAATTCCCCACTCGATACTCTTAGCAATTACCGCTAACGCATCGTCAGTTAATACAGTCATTGGGTCAGCAATGTTATTAACTAAACCTGCTGCGATAGATTGTTGTTTAGTATCACTTAGGAACTTCATTTGTACAGTCTTTTGACGGATGTTAGGATCGTTGATAGATGCTACCCCAACCTCACGAACGAAACGACTGTGACCAGTGCGTCCATGTTGATAGAACACTGCGTATTTTGCTACTGTGTTGTTAATTTGGTGCTTTGCGATCATTGGGTAGATTGTGAAGTCGTTGCTAGTGAAAGCTAACATTTTAACTTCTTCGTCTAGGAACTCACGTCTTAAAGCTGCTGCGTTTTGTTGCGTATCAGGTGTAATACCAAAGCCAGTCGTAAATGACTTCGAAAGAACTTCGTTAATTTTCTTCTCAGCTTCTTCAGGTAATTTACGAACTTCAGGTTGTTGGTCTTTGTTTAACTCGTTACCCATGTATGTATCTTCCTTTCTCGTTGAAATCTATTTTGATTTAATAGTTACCGTATGGTTGTCCATCCTATAGATAAAACAAAGGTGGGCTAGGAGGAGGAACCCAC